CCCAGCCATAGACAAATTGCCGATATTTGCTATGTTCCTACTACTATCTATTACCTGATACCCCCCTATCCCAAGACTCGCGCCGCCCAAATCCGCCATACTGCCCACATGATCCCCAATAATCCATCCAGTACCAGCACCAGGATTACCAGTAGCGGAGAATACGAGATTTCCATTCCGAGAGGTTATATTGGTTACGTTAAATGTCCCTTGAACCGTTAGAGTCCCCACCGCGACAACATTAGATGCTGTCACCGTTCCCGACGCGTTAACGTTGGCGCACGTCACATTCCCAGTCGTATTTACCGGTAAAGCTATTGCGCCGCCCGAAATTATAGGAGTAGCTCCTTGGTAAATGCCGCCTTGTGCCGTAATGTTGTTCGCGACGATATCACCACTTAATGCCAAACTACGACCACTGATATCTCTATTAATGTTAACAAAAGCTAAATTCGACGCTCCTATCCCAATCGAGTTTATATACTGTAGATTCCTTGCATTATCAATTACCGTCGCGCCGCCAATACCTAGGCTAGCCCCTCCGATATCTCCAGAAGAACCTAAATGATCCCCAATAATCCAACCACTCCCAGCTCCAGGATTACCGGCAGCGGAAAATACCAAATTACCCGTTCTAGAAGTATGACTGCCCGAATTCAAGACTCCTACAGTTGTTGTCCCACTAACTAATAAATTAGCATTACACGTAACTAAACCGCTCGCGGTAATCTGGTTACCATATAGGTTATTGGCTGTATCAATTATCTGGAAGCTACCAGCATACATCGATAGCGAACTTAACCCATATAACTTAAAATTGTACGCGTTAATGTCACTGGTCCAAGGGGTCTGAGATATAACGGAGGGCGGCGCCCATCTTACATACGATGGTTGCGAAAGATCTACGGTTAATATCTGTCCTGTAGTTCCAATGGGGACTCTAGCGGGAGCGCTCGCCGATCTCGCTATCATGTCTCCCTGGGTTGTTGTGGGATCTGCCATTCCTCCAGTACCAGAGACCGAACCAGTCCAAGTTCCCGTATGATCAATGACAGTAGTTCCACCTACCTTTAACGCATAGACCGATACCGGTTGTGCAGTAGTTGTATAAATGCCTTGTAACACTCCCCTTATCGAGACGTTCCCATTCGTATCAACCACAAAGTTAGGATTATTTTGTGCAGTTCCATCATTCATCCTAAACGAACTTCCCGTATCCGTGGCGTTACTCGATCCCAGGTATACCGTTTGATTATATGGAGCGAAAGAACTATACATCACCAATTCGCACCAAAACTGTAAAGGTGTATCAGATCCCGCTTGATCTCCATTCCAAATATCGAAAGAACCGAGAACCGCACCTCCCTGATTTCCCGCGCCGTTCACAGTATCAGTGCCGCGCAAAATCATTCCTCTATTGATAAGAGTCATTCCAAAGTTACTAATATTATTCGTTGAATCCGCCTCAGCAATCTTGAATCCAGGAAATGTAGCATTTATCTTTCCCGCACCATGCCAGATATTACTCCCAAACTCTAGCATATAATGGATACCTGTAGCCGGAGGATAACTAATCGTAAACGAGTAGGTATCCCGTATCTTTAACGTATTATCATTCGCACACAGTATCTGCCAATGCGCCAAATCCTGTCCACCACAGGCAAACTGAGTAAACCACGCGCCGTTCTGTATTGGTACAGTCGGACCCGTACCAATTCCGCCACTCGCTACTCCCACATTAGCCGAATTCAGTTTCGCCCCAATCCTACCAAACTCCCCACCATGATCGTCCCTAATCGATATATACGGGTATGAAGTCGCCGTACTAGCAGCCGCAATTCCTCCAACCTCGATAACACCATTATTGTCAACATACAACGGAGCATCGTACGGCGCATGTCCTCCAATCCAAATAGCCTTAAACCAAGCGCCCGAGACTGGGGAGCCATCACCTTGGGTAATCTGTTGTGTCCCAATCCACCCAACCATCGTTTGAGTGTTATCAAATACCCCGATCTGCCCATTCTGAGAACCTCCAAATGTATTCTTTCCTCCTACCGAAAGAATAGAGCCGACCTGAATCTTATTAGCGCCGATAGAATTGGCTGAGAATAAATTAGTATTTGGATCCCATATAAATTCACTAGTCATCCACTTATCGGGCGCGAATCTACTTGGAATTATCGCGCCCTGAGTCGGCGTATACGCGTAATGAAGAGTTGGAGTATTCGCTTGAATCGAGTTAACATTGCCTTGAGGACTCCTACTCAACAAATAGAACGTCAGATTCTCTAGCTGCCCAAATTTACCCGGAACTGCTACATATGGAGTAGTGAATGAAGTAACTGGATTCTGAGCATTGTACGGAACCGTCCAAGTAGTAGGTTCCGCAAAAACATCCGAGATCATCGTGATAGTAACTCCACCAAAACTAGTGAAGTTTGGATCTGTAGGTGGTGGATTCTTCCAACCCGAGATGGTAAACGATACCATCCTAACCCCATCAGTAGAAGTTTTTTCCAAAGATGTTACCGTCGCTAGTGACGCATCTACCAGTGGAGCATACTCTATCCCACTTCCCACCGTCCCAAAACCGGGAGGACCAACAATCAAGGTAGCGGTTGGCGCGCCTCCATAATTCGAAGGATCATAGGCGAGCGCGCCATTGAAATCAAAGCTAATGGCCGCGATGGTCCAAGTCTCGGAAACCGGGGGCAGGCTATCTATCTCTACATACGCTTGTCCAGTGGTACTATTGACTCTCGCTGGAGGGATCATCTCGTCAGGATAATGAGTGCTCGAACCCGCGCTTACCAACACTCTATAAAAGACCACCCCAGCGTAGATCGCATTATTAACCGTTGGTAAGCTCCAATGCAAAACCGCTCTTTCTATATACGAACCACCCCCAAGCGCCGTTGAGTACTCGGGAGGGTCGATGTAAAAGTTATGGACACTTGGGGCTAGTGGGGACGGATCAATAGTGACCATCACCGAAGGAGTCACACCTTCAACTATCTGATTTTGGTTCCCATAGATATCCGCAGAAACGAAATATACTTCGTAAAACGTTTTCGATGCGGGCCACTGTGTAGAAGTAGCGGATTGGATTTGTCCTGGAGGAGTAGCGGTTGGCTGATATGCGTACTGACCCTCCTGTACAATCGTACCATCCTGATACTTGAAGTAAATAGCCACACCGCCAAAAGGATTAATTCCGGGCGGCCGATGCGCTTCTTCATCCGGAGATGGGGGAAGCCAATGGAAAGTTAACGAATACATTGGCGGAATCTGATCATAGTAAGGATTCACATCTACGCTAACGTTCGTAACTAACCATGCGACTTCCTCACCACTAGTATAAGTGAGTGGTCCCGCAGGAATCGTCACCACTATATTAGGGGTCGCGCCCGTCTCATTAGCCCTAACGAGAGTAGGCATCGTATTCGGGCCATACGACGCCAGATATATCCGAATATCCCGCGCTTCCAAGAGTTCCGGCACTAGAGTAAAGGCGGGAGACTTAACGGATTGTGCAACGAATATCGGTTGCCAATTACCCGTTTGCCGCACTGACCCGTCTAATGGAACCGTTTGATTCATCAAAGGCGCGGGTGTAGAACTAATATCCGGGTCCTCTACATAAACTTGTACTCCAGAGAAATTGTCCTTGTTAGCCGTCTTATCCGGTGTCCAGACAACATCAACTTCAACCACATCATTAAACCGATCAATTATCTGTGCAGGTGGTACAATAGTTACATTAGGAGTAGGAGGTATATTAGTTGGTGGTAGAACTGGAGGAGTCACTGGCACCTCAGCAGCGGTCTGGAGATCGTTAACAGCATCTATAACCGTATTTATTTGATCCCCAATATTCCCCAAAGCGAGCCAAAGGTGGTTATCTCCCTTGTACAGATGAGATACTAATGGCTTTACCTGTTTCTTATCTATCATTTGATTATATAGTAGGTCTCTGAGTCATGTAAGGGCGCCCATATAGTTGAAGGCGCGAGACCTTCATGAATCCGTTTGTTCCTGAAGTCCCTGTCCCATCATTCGTGAACTTAACCGCGCATTTCTCGTTAACGAAATTGACTTGAATCGCTAGATCCCTCTTACTATGGTTAGGTAAAGTTATATTGGCAACAGGAAATGAGGTATCTAAACTTTCATCAAATAATTCACTTATCAAAGTACCAGTACCATGCGCTCGATACCTCAAATATCGGAAGACGCTCACCGATCCCATATCGGGAGCTAAAAGAGCCGTTTGACAATACGCTCTAATCGGAATTCCCGAGTCCGTAGTAGCGGCTGGGGTCAACTTATACAAACCCTGATATGTGGCTAATCTCGGTAAATAAAGATAATCTTGCCAATCCTGGACGTTAGCCATTATAACATCGTTGATATTCCACGGAAATGTGTAAAATCCCCAACGGATATTCTGACTATCCAAACCTAGGGAATAATCCCCCACCAAAAACCAATTATTATTTGCGGTTGGCAATACAACATAGATTTGATTCAGGAATGGGTCAACCGCGAGTCTAATCTGAGCGGGATTATTGCACATTGACCAAGCGCTTTTGATCTTCCAGGATAATTCGGGGCGCATCACGTTACCATTGAATAAAAAGAGGCCCTCAGCATCTCCCAATAGTAAGACGGAAGAGATGCCGAGGGAATTTTGACTCCCTGTAATAGAGCCTAAATTCTTCGGATAGCATCCCACTGAACTATCAACTAAATCCACAGACCAAGTATCAGGGGTGCTACCGTTATCTTGAGTACTGTATATCCCTACCGACTTAAAGATATACAGAACGCCACCGAACAACTGGGACATGCATCTTGGAATATTTCCATCGTTCTGTGTAGGTACATAAATATACCCATCCACAGTATCGAATGACTCACAACCTCCAGCGATTTCCGTCACTTGGGAAGAGGCACAAATGGCATCTGGTCCATTATTACCATTGATCAGGAGACCACCCGCCACCAGCAATCTCCCCTTATATTCCGTAAGGCCACACGTATCCCAACCCACCGCCACCGCAGGAGCGACCGTGAAGAGACTCTCGGCGCTTTGAGTTAGGGAAAGATCAGAGAAATCGAAACTAACTGAAGTCCTCGCATTATCCCCCATCGAATTTCCCGTTGGAAGGGGACAGACGTAATACGTGCTATCATCCGCTTTCGTCGCCAATATCACTCTATCAACAACCGGTGCGGCCCCCGTTGGAATATTATCGAGCGTAACTTGCCATCCCCCCGTCGCTCTATACTGTGCTGGTGGTACGGGTTGAGGAGGCGTTATGAATCCTGAATCGGTCTTGAAGCATACTAAAAAGGAGTGAAGTCCAGCATTGATATTCCCAGGTACGTTACTTTCCCTAGCGGTCATTCCTGAAGGAGGAGGATACCCACCAACTGGGCGTAAGGGTTGACTCGGATCGGTCCATATCATCAAATAGTTTGAACTGGAGGGCGCATTCAATATCGGCGCTATTATCACCTTATTGAAGATATTTATTAATTCGAAGTCAACCAAGCCAGACCTCGTCAGCAATACCTGTGAAATATCCTCCCGCCAAATGCTCCCATTATTGTCACACGTTAATACGATCAGAGTCTTATTATTGAAGGCCGCGATCTTAGCCCGCGCTACATTTCTATTAGTAGCAAAGCTAATCCCTGTACCGTTCCTTGTCTGTAGTTCCTTCTTTTGAGTAAAAGAGAAATTCTCCATACTCATCGCATGATTCGGAGGAACATCATCAGCAGATCCCCGAGACCATAATCCCTGGAACTCATCGATCTCCAACTTTGCGTACTGACTCAAATCCAATTTAATAATCCCTCAAAACCCTCGTCCTTCCAAGCCCTCTATGATATGGTCTCCTCTTCGCTGGTATATTCTGCATTTGCTTTACATTGATTCTCATGATTCTATCTAACTGGAATTGCGCCTCAGCATTAAAGTCATCCTTCCCCGCCTTATCCTTCAAAGTGACACAAACTAGCGCGGCCGTTCGGAATGAGAGATAGAGTTGGGCGAGGGGGACGAATACCGTATCCGTGTTAATGTTGGGTGTTGGGAGCAAACTCTGATACCGGATCTGAATTTCGGAGTCCAAAAGCGCGCCCAACAGATAAATGCGCCCATTCCTCCATGTCCAGTATCTAAGTGCGGTATCGATAGTTACGTTAGGGACGTATGACGTCTCCACCATATCCACGAAATTCTCTCTGGATTCGTGGAGCATTCTCTCCTTCAACCAAATGGGGAGGATCATGTCGGATGGATAACCAGGTAATGTTGATAAATCTAGATCAGTATCAGGAGTTGGAGGACTAATTCCAGGCACCGTCATTTTGATGATATTCTGATGAAGGAGCGGAACATCATTCAACAGGAGTTCAGCCTCCAACTCCTCGAAAGCGAAACGTGCTTTCTTAATCAATTTCTGATCCGGCCAATTCGCGGCCTCCTCGTCATTGAGAAGGCCGCGTGTCTGAGCCAACACGTCACCCAGAAGTGAGACAAGAGGTGGCGCAAATGGCGTCATGGCTTAGCAGATGACCCAGCAACCTGAGGCGCACGTCCCCGGTTACTTAAAATGACCTCGGATAAGCTACCATCAGCTAGAGTTGCCAATACATTCATAGAATTGGCATCACCCGTAGATCCATAAGCAATCGCGGCCGTCCGTGGGGCTAAATAGAGTTCCCCATCAATGAATCCGATCAGATCCGTGTTGCTCTGTGGTACGGTCAAGCGCCGCCAATATAGCATCTTTACCATCCGAGATGCCGAGGAGCCAATAAATACCACAGTCTCGTTCACCCATGCCCACCAAACTAAGGTAGTACTAGCTACAACATTCGGTAGAGGATCAGCCTCAGTCATCAATTGATAATTCGTGATAGGTCCAGCGGGCGCGTTCTCCCATATTTGGATGGGCGCTATCAGGTCAGCTGGAGGAGTCGCAAATCCAATGGCAGAGGGATTCACGGTCTCAACATACGTCCCTTTCATAACGGGAGCCGCCGCTCTCCTCAGCTTCACTTGCAATTCCCGATGCGCCTGCTGTAACTTAGGCATGAGGGCCGCATCGGTCCAATTGGTGACCGCATCATCATTGAGGAAGGTACGTGCGGTATTCAATACTATCGAAGTTGCAACGCTCATAACATCCCCTGGAATATCGCAAGAAAGGTTATTGAATCACTCTGTACACCCGCTGGCATTGCGCCCGCTGTTATTTCGGCCAGCGCTCCTGAGTAAATCCGTACTTTCCCGGTATGGATATCCGCACCGGGGAAGTAGGAATAGATATAGTTAGAGGCGCTGTTCAATTCCATGAAATCCGGTACACGGCTCGCTTTCACCAAAGGAGCGGCCAAATCCACGGTAATCCCACCCGCAGCATAAGTGTCGGCCGCTACAAAGGTTATCTTACCAATTACCCAATACTTATCCCCAGCCAAGAATGTATTTTTCGGACTCACAGTTATCGTCATCATTCCCCCTTAGCGAATATGTACAGTTTATATTTATCTAGATTTAGGATGCATCGGCATGTTGAACAAACCACAGCATCACTCCGCACCGAAGTCTTGCAAGCTGGGCAGGTTATCGTTTCAGCTGATGAAGCGATTGAAATCCACTCATGCCTCTCAGGATCAAGCCCAAGGGAGCGCCCCGCCATTCTCTGGATGTCCGATATGGCGTTATGGTTGTGATAGCGCGCCCAATCATTATCAGCAACGGAGCATATGGCGCGGTACCAATTCCTATGCTTCCTTACGATCTCGGAAATTTCCTTCGGAAACCGCTCCATTACTTCCCGATTCCCATGCCTCCCCGAAAACCAGCACAAACCAGGCGCCGCATCATCCTCAATACCGAATTGGGACTGAATGAAATCATCACAGATGCCCTTAGCGAGATGCTCGGCGAGTATGGTCGATCTTAGAGAACCCCTATCCTGATCGATGTAAGTGAAGTACGTAGCGGGACCAATTATCAGAGTCCCAGGAGTCTCTCCCTCGGCCGCTGGAATAAGGTAAGCAGGAGGAATAACGCCGGATTTCTGTTCATACAACCTAATCGGCATGAACGAGACTATCGTACATTCATTCATTCACTTTTCCCCCGTATGCTACACTATTCCTTTGCGGCCCCGGTCGAGTGGAGAACCATCCTGGATGATCATCCATCTCTTCCTCCATCTCCTTAACTTCCTTTTCTTCGAGATACTCTTTCGAGGGTATCTTATCCTTCTCAATCCGTCCGTTAAGTGCTCCGATTAAGAATTCTAAGACTCTTCTCGTAACGGGGAGACTCCCTCCTTTTCTATCCTGGAAGACATAGATTGGGACATAGTCTCCCCGTTCGCTCCCCGGAATTTCCTGGCTGAAGGCATCCGGAGAAAACCCTTCGAGTATCCACTTATCATGTATGTAGTTGTACTTCCTCGTGAGCCTTGTTTCCCAGACTTCTCGAAGGAAAATCGATCCAGCGAAGTCTCGGAATTGCCCGTAACGATACTCCATGATATCATTCGACCATACAAGTCTATACATTGGCTCATTTCGTATGAAACCGTAGCCCTCCAACCACTTATTCAACTCATGATCCATTCTCAGTAACCCGTGGGAACCAATAGAGTGTCGATATAGGAACTACCCGCTGGTTGATTCAAGAATATATTGAAGCTTGAAACGTAATAGAAGACCCATGAAGTCGCAACACCTCCCGAAGTACCACGAGTTTCCCACATTCTTTGGTTATCATCAGGAGACATATACATCCCCGCTGGTTTCAATTCCGCTCTTCCCCAATACTCAGAGTCAATGAAATCTATTCGGGTGCGATCCCACGAATACGAGATCTTCATGGGCGCCCCCGCGATTTGCATATTATCGCTGAAGTACATGTTAAGGCCCTCTTCACGCGCCGCCTTATCTATACGAATAGCGTTGAATCCCAACTCTTCATATGCGGCCTGCTGAGCCTTATGCATCCATGCGGTCATCTTAGCGCCTGTCTTGATACCAACACGGTCACCAATCTTATTAATAGCGAGTCTCGGCAATGGGAGTGTGAGTGCCGATCCCGTTGCCGAGACTCTATTGGCGCGGATTTCCGGCGTAGTGGACCGTGGAAACCCGAGCCAAGTACCCACCGAGCTAGAGTTGTTATGGTAAGGGACTCCATACAGACCTACAGGAGGGGCGGATTGCAGACCATCCGCAACTATTTTATCACCAGCGAGCACTCCAGTTACCGCTGGTGTTACCTGTACTTGTTTATTCGCTAGGTCATAAAAAGTGACCGTAGATTCCGCGGCCGCGGTTCTACAGGTAGCGTATGTGGGATCGTAGACGTTGATCATTTGCTTACTCCGCAACAATCTAACGCCAAATCCATCCGTGGTGCAGGTATATGTATCCACTCCTCCAGCAGTTGTTGCCGTAGTAATGGTAGCCATTGTACCAGTACCATCAGTCATACACTGACTATCCACGTCACGCCTAAACTGTTTCATTTCAACGGCCAATGCATGCCTGAATGCATTCATCACCGACTTACGGTTAGAATCCGTGGACCAGACAGTCTTAGCCGTCATCTCCACTCTATGCACTAAATGTACAGAGTGAATCACCGCTTTGTCGAAATCCGAGATATCGCCACGCCCTAAATCGCCGCCATCCGGATTATAATATCCCGTATTTCCATTAGGTCTTAATTCTAATGGGATACGCATGTCTCTGGAGCTTATCACCTCCACAGGTTTCTTCTCCAGACTTGAATAGAATACGTCATCTCGATCGAACAGAGCTGGAACCTTAGGGAGAACTCGTTCAAGCTCAGTACCGACCACCTGAAGCTCTAAACCACCAGCCATTTTTGGCCTCCTTAACTCTTATAAGTTATGTCGTCGTTAAGGATGTCTAAGTCGCTGGTTTTCCCGTAATCTATTTTTCTCGGATTGTAGCTTGGTCTACTCGTTGAGGACGGTCTACCTTGTGCCGAATCTGAGCGCGCCGCGACTTTGGCAACCTTATCCATCTTCTCCGCCGAAGCCTCCGGACCTTTGCCGGTGATTTCGGTAATTAACTTAGCTCTCAGAGAAGGAATAAGCGACTTGGCGCGCCCCAGGAACGCGGAGGTCAATCTGGACTTATCTTCGTCGGTTCTTCCGTTTCTTTTTGCTCTATCCCAGAGACCATCCATGTGTTTCAAATGGGCTTGGTCTTTACTTAGGATATCGCCGATTTGATCAGCAACCTTATCCGCAACTACGCCTTTCAGAAAAGTAGAGAGACCGGATAATTTATCTCCCTCATTTACCATCTTGTTAATCTCCGAGCGAATCGTGCCACTCAATTCTGCCCTAAAGCTTAGATACCGTTCATTATCGTACTTTTCCGCGGCCTTGGACTCCGCGATTTTTACTGGATCTTCCCGTTGTACGAATGTCTTCCTTCCCTCAGCAACACTCAAATCTCCAAAGAAGTATTCCGCGAGATGTCTTGCGGCATTCTGGATATTCTCATCCCCCTCACGCGCGCCTTTCGCGAACATATTTCGCGCAATATCTTCGACGAGAGGGTTCGCCGCACCCCAGAAAGCCTCCTTATTTGTCGCAATAAGGTTCGAGAAGAAATTCCGCGAGAATCCATCAAGCGCCTTTTCCCGGTCGAGAAGCTGGAAAAGCGCCGCGCCTTTATTGCTAACCAAGTCATCACGGAGGTCTCTAAACGTTCCCGCATCCCTATCGGCATCCCGCGCATCTTCAATCGTGGGAAATACCTTAGAGAATTCAGCTTCCCTAAAGTACATATCACGGATGGATGGGAACGTCTTGAAGAATTCAGGGAATTTCGTTGTGATATCCTTAACCGTTGGTCGATCGAAAGGATGCGAAACCTCCGTTTTATATTCGTCATCTTTACTAGGCTCAATTTCAGGTTCAGGTTCAGTCTCTGTTTCAGGTTCTGTTTCAGGTTCAGTCTCAGTCTCAGTCTCAGTCTCTAGAAGCGCAACATCATCACTAATGGAACCCGTACCTTCCACCCCTTCAGGCTCGGCAAATAATGGAAATCTCAACTCAAACACTTTTCACATACCTGTTCGTACATCTCTGAAATAACTTTGCCCAAATCCGTCCGGTATTGCTTATCCGGAATCTTAGCATCCTCCAAGATATCGTAAGGCCGCGAGAATGAGGTCTCGATATCCGTATCTACATCGGAGACGACCGCGATCACTCCCGTACCTGCCGAATGGAAGTACTCATCATTCTCCTGATAAACCTCATAATAATAGGCGCCGTCCAAGCCTCTAATCGGCACCCCATAATTTGGAGAACTTTTATCCACTACTTTCAAGGTTTCCGGTTCAATCGGATACGGCGGAATCGTTATTCTAACACCAGAAGCAAATCCACTTAACAAGTCTATTTTCCTTAAGTCTCCATTCACTATACCAGATATAACCTCTCCCACATCTCCTCGTACTAATTGAAGCCAAGTCGGCATCGCATCTAAGCCAAATCGAGGAGTCCATTCCAAACCATAGATCCCCTTATCGGAAATCATCACATTTAGGTCTATTGGCCCAATATACCTTTCTCGCATCAAATCTTTCTCACAGTTTCTGAGAAGCGCCGTGACCGGATCTGAACTCTCATCCACATCCCCCCATACGGTATTGCCGCTACAACCAGTGGAGGGTCCGAGATTGTCATTCAGAAATTTTTTCACTTCAAGCGTATGCGTAGGAACCGATACAAAACCACGGGGGCCGCAAAAGTATTCCGTAGATAGAGGGTCTCCATCTACAACTTCCTGCAGAATAAACTCTTCCACGTCATAGGATTGGTCCACGAACTTCAAATATCTTATAAGATCCTCAGGATCACACGGTTTATAGGTTAATTTAGAGGGAAGATCCCCTGAGGGCTTGAACACGTACTCTTCGCGCCCTTCGACACCAAGGAAGTCGAGCGCATCGTCAATGCACTGAAATTCTATCGTTCTCGGGACTTCGATATTATGCTTCCTCATGAAATCGAGGCCAAAGGTGCGGTCCATCTCAAGGGTATCCATGAACTTGGATGCGCCGAAGACTTTATAACCGGACTTCCTCAGATCATCTGCGAGACTCCCCATACCTGAGGAGTCAAAGATAATGATTTCTCCTCCACCAGATGGGCGGCCCCGCTCAATCATCCCACGGTATACCGTTCGATATTCCGATTCCTTGATGAGGATACGGACATCATTCCCCTCTTCCTTGAGCCTCAGACCGAGACCCGCCCCTTCGCCGCACTTACTGTAAATTAAGAATTTCAATTAGACCACTTATGCTCTACTTTCTTCGGCTCCTCACTCTTTGCCTTCAATTTTTCTCTCAGGGTATTAGGCGCCGCCCAAAATAGCCTCCCAAATGTGGGAGAGGTACGCTGACTCTGTAAAATGGGAGTCTGGCCAGAGACGTACAAATCTCCCTTAACGGGATTCGGAATGGTCTGTCGGTCCGTAATATCGGCCAAGTATTCTTGTATGAAGTATAATCCCGATCCATCCATTCCATAGCAATCATACATATAGGGCGCTACGGTGGGGTTAACCGGATCTGCATAAACATACCCAAAGTCATTATTGTAAACGTACATATTCGGGTTATCACTTGGCGTGGTGATACCCTTAATCGTTTGCAATGTCGATAAACAGTTCACTTGCGAAGAGAATTGATACCAAAGCGCCGTTGGTACTGGCGTATTATTAGCTAGGGTAACCCCCGTGGGATAGTCAGTCATCTCAACCTCCTAAATCAGTGGGAATGAATCAATATTTCGTAGATAGCACCAACGGCGCTTGCCTTAATCCAAAAGTCACCAAAGTTCACCGAATTAGACGGCGAGGTTATGACAAATGAAGGGTCACCCTTAGAGACTTGAACAGATCCATCCGTCGTATAATTAGTAGTACCAATATTAATCGATACCGATCCAGCATTTGCGTCGGAAGTGCGGAATGCCATAAAGCACCCTCTATCAGGCGCAAGAGTTCCAGCAGGAGGGGTGGGTAATACCGTACTCATTTGATGCCAGTTAGCATCCGGGGCCGTCACTGAAACAATTCTCGTCATCTTCCACTTCCATTTATAGGATGCGTTACCTTTGGCCCCGTGATCATCTCATCCGCAAGGCCGCGCTTTATCTCCTCTTGAGTCTTCGCTTGTTCCGTCACTATCTTACCTTTCGCCCGAGCCGATTCCCGTTTCATCTCAAACGCCCCGAACTGCGCCGCTTTCGCATCATTCTGAGCTTGCTGCATCTGCTGGGCCGCTTGTTGGTGTAATTGATAGTGCGCCCCCAAGATTTGATAGACCTGAGGATTCAGTTTCTTCAGATCCTGTCCTTTAGAACTCACCATGAATTCCCTTAGAGATGTCATGTGGACTTGATGATCGTCGATCAAAGGCTCTATCTGGACGGGAACTCCGGTCAACATTTCATCGATTTCGAGACACTGTTTAATCCGTTGATCCTCACCTGGAATTTGTAATTCGGTGAATCCGGTCAAATCTGCTAAGTATCTCCGATTAGCGGGATCGAATAATGCGGTATTCACGAATTCATTCTGAAGTTCCAACAACTTGAAGAATAGACTCTGCTTCTGAGGGACGCTCATTGGGAACTGATCCGCGCCCTCCGGTTCGACCTCACCAACATGTCCCGTCATCTCGGCCTTCCGAATCCAGACATTCACGTAATTATCTTTATTCGATGGGTCAGGAACTGAGAAGTGCTCATCATCTATCATGTTTTCCACATATTGATGAACGCATTTCTCCATTAATTTCGACCAGTATAAGCAGAAAAGCGCCCAAGCGATTTGTAATCTCTGGAGCGCTTGCTGTCTAGACTGCTGGTATTCGCCGAGGGTTCTCGATTTACCCTCCGCCGGACCTCCGTAAATCGAGGGGAAACTTCCTACAGTAAACTGAGCATCCTTATCTAACTGAGCGAAGAATGGCGCGACCTCCTTGGAAAGAGTAGCGCGGCCCGCTTCAAAAAAGGCGTCTCCCACGTTTTGTCCGGGTTTCATCCTCACGGGATAGGCCATACCGGGGCGCGCCTCGTGCTTTGAATATACGTTGAAATTGAGGACGGTAGAATCGGCAAACAACGATCCGATGCCCTGCTCGATAGTCTCTGCCGTTATGTTGACTAATACATTCCTCAATTCGTTAATCGGAATGAGGGGTTGCCCGAGAGCATCAGAGTGGATGTAAGTTGAGAGGCCCGCTTTAGCGATGGTCCAATACTTATCCATATCCTCATCACGGCTCTCGGCATAAGTCCTTCCCACGAAGGATACGTAGCAACCATTCGGAAATAACTTATAAAGCTCCTTCTTTTCCTTCTCCTTCTCTTTCGCCAGTCCTTCAAAAGCCCAAGGGCGCAACCATGCCTGTTTATGCGTTGCTAAATCTCTATTATCGTCACTCCTGCTATAACTGGTATATGAAGATGGAGTGCGCGCGGTTTTCTCGTATTCCTGAGAATCGCCCTCATCGTTATCAATCTCATCGGCGATATGATCGTAAATCGACTTTAAGAATGGTCTAGGCTGATCGAGCGCCTTTATGATGTATCCGAAGTCTCCTTGCTTTCTGGCCCAATACGGTACCTTGACGTGAAGGCCACCAAAGAAATCAATCATCACCCTAGTCTTCGGACTCTCCTGCATACCATCTAGCACCGTCCGTTCTTCCAAAGGCGCGCCGCAGTTTGGGCACTTATGTAAACCTTCGATTAGATCCTCCTCATCATCCACGGGGAAATTCTGGTCACAGTTGGGGCATCCGAGTTGTTTCTTGTAAGTCTCGATATTCACCATTCCGAACGCCTTATCGGTCTTGGGCGCGTGTTGCCAAGCGAGAATCCCTTGATTCCAAAGAGTGAAGAGACTCATCAGCTGCAAATACTTAACCTGGTTATGCCTGCAAATTAAGTCGACGACCTTGGCGTAGGTGCGTGAGGTTTGTACATCATCCGCATCGTCCGCATCATCCGGAGGGAAGCGGACTGTTGGGACCTGAGAGCTGAGGGCCGCGATAATAGCTTCCCCGTGCGCCTTATAAATGTTGACAACGAAATCATAGAACGGACCTTCCGCGCCCTCCCGTCCTTCAGTCTCGGCGAACCAACGTAGACCGGACGTACCGATAGGAGCCATCCAGTCTTGTTTTGTTTCGCTCCAGAATATGAATTGGATTCCGTGCCAGAATTCCTCATTCTTCTTCCAAAGTTTTATCTGCTGTTTCCTGACCCAACCATCCTCTTTATCATACTTCTCGAAGACAAGGTACTTCAGACAATTCTGCAACTCCTTCGGGAGATTGTGATTGTTGATGTCCTTCATGCCTTTAATATTTTAGTTGAGAATTAGCACAATGAAGTTTCATTTCCCTCATGAAGTCTATAAGCTTACCGAGATCCCGTTGAATCGCGGGTAAGTTATCAGGGTCGGATGATCCAATGTATAATAGTTCAACGAATTCAATCATTCCATCTAAGACTGTCATGGTTTCTTCTTCTTCTGCCTCCCCATACCTTTCATCTCTGGACCTCTAGCTTGATTAAAAGAAGCGGCAACCGCTTGCTTCTGTGGATAACCGGATCGCATCATCTCCTGAATATTTGCGGCAATCACTTTCTTCCCCTTGCCCTTCTTTAACGGCATCTTTGGACTCCTATTTAGCGTTGGGATCGAAGGGATCGAATTGAGCGTTCTTCAATTCTTCCGCCAACTCTGTCTTCAATTCTTCCGCCCTCTTGTATTCCTCGGATTCTAACGTTTGTTTAAGGCGCGGCCAAGACATTCTTGAACGAGCGACCGGCTCCTTCGAATCAGGCTCAGGCTCGCGTTCGGATATGGCTTTCGCTAAGGAATGGATATCATTCATCATAGACTGAAGCTGATCCGTTTGAGACTTCAACATGTTTTGAGTCACGTCTAACCTCACTTTCAGATTCGCTAGAGCGTTGGGAATCTGTAGAAAATCTCTTAGCGCCATACCCGTGTCATCCTATTCAATGAGGCGGGCCGCTCCCCAAAATCTCTAGACTTCTCCAAATACTCCATCCTTCGGTAATAAGAAGTGAAATCTCGATTCTTATCGAATCTATCGATTATATCATCTTCTCTCTTCCTAAAGTCTGATTCATTATCCATGCGCCCGAGGTGATTGTTGACCATACATAGCATGTATCTGAGAGTATCGTATGGGTCATCACCTGCGAACTCACGGACATCTTCGGCGGGTTTGTTGGTAATCGTGGATTTCTTATCGTAGATGCAGAGGGGGATTGTCTTTCTAAGGAAAAGGAGATTCTCGAATATCTGCAACCTCGGCATCTTTTCTCTCCTGCGGTTCTGGAATGAGGTTATATATGATTGAAAAGCCTCTACGCCGCGTTGAATCAAAATCTTATTAGCGACGTAATCATCGAAATCACTCTGTGGCTCAGTAGATCTATTAGTAAACCTGAGATACTCTTGTACGAGAAGTTTTCCAAGGATTCTATCATCATCCGCTTGACTAGCGACTATACCGGAGTAACGGGTGAACAGTTCTTGCTGCGTTGACTCTTCTCCTCTAGTCTGCCATGCCGATTTACACATAACACAACCAGTAATCTCTTCATCCCTTGAAAGATTACCAATATCCGTCGCCCATTCCGAAGTCTTCCGCTCCTTCTGTCCATATTCTCTATAGCAATATAGACGATCATCCGGTGAGAGTGCGGCCCAGAGCGCGTATGTCATGGCCGCGTAACCCCAGTCGATGGCGAGGAAGCGCGGCCACCAAGTGGGGATGGGGAAGGGCGCGACGATATGAATGGCATTCTCGGGTTCATCGGGCATCCGCTCTTCCCTATAATCCGAAAAGACCTGCCCTTCGAAAGTTGACCAGTCTCCTTCGAGTTTGGCGCGCCTTTCCGCCTCCGGTAAGGATGAAAGGCGCGATACGTATTGAGGGTCGTTTTGCATCAGGTACGGATTATCCTGAGCAAAACTCTGTATGAATATCCGCTTGACCCCGGATTGCTTCTCTATAAGTATCGTTCCATAGGGCGCGGGATCTACAAAGCGCTCTCGGACCCAACGATGGCCTACATTACCGGGGTTAGTGGCTGATCGAGATATAGCAGGAAGGTTAGAGGAGGAAGACCTACATCGGGTGCGGGTAATATATATGTATTGAAATTCTGTAAATGATGTTAACTCGTCGAATCCTACGTAATTATATTCGGCGGTATCGTATTTCCTAACGTCTTGCTCATACTCAAGGTGACCGAATTGCATAATAGCGCCGCTGGGAAAGGTCCAGCGCTTCTTCTCTTCATTATACCTGGCTCCTGTGTGAGAGTACCAATCTCGCGAACGAATGATGATCTCTGATTCGAGTTCTGGGTATGTCCTTCTGAAGATAATTCCCTTGAATCTTGGCTCCTGATAGAATCCTCGTATGATGGGGAGCATCACTAACAACTCAGATTTACCACCTCCTGCGGCGCCTCCATATAGAGCCTCGAAAATAGTATCAGGTAGGGAAGCAAAGACTTCCTGCTTGGCGTGCGGCCTCCAAATTTTCTCGAGATTTTGCATCGCCTTTTCTTTTTTTCTTTTTCTATCTTTTTCTATCTTTTTCTGTATTAAAATTTAAAATTTAAAAATTAAAATTAAAATTAAAATTAAAATTAAAATTAAAATTAAAATTAAAATTAAACGGAAAAATACGCGCCGCCCAACTCTTACATTTGACCGGAGAATCGGATGGGCGGCGCGTGGTCCAAATCAAATCTCCACTACTTTAAAGCCGGATTCCCGTTTTAATTCGGGAGAATAAATAATAAGATTAATTCCTGATTGCGTATTTTCCTTTGGGATAGTCTTCTCCACCACACGAGACATGTTAGCCGCTACTAAACTCAAATCCCTAGCGGAACATCCTGAGAGTTTATCATCGGTGAGGAGTCCTAAAGAAGACATGAGACGACTGAGAGCGCGGTCTCGGACGTGGTTTAGCGCCTTCTCCACCTTAACCTCATCGGTTTTCGATTTGCCGCGTTCGATGTGGGAGATTGATGGCTGGGATATACCGAATTCCTTCGCCAGTTTAGTCTGGTTCTCTCCAGCGCGCGCCCTTACGGCTATTTCGTCTCTCTCGTCTTGCGTTAGATTCTCTTTCTTATCGGGCCGCCCCTTACCTTTTAGGAGTTCGTGCCGTATCGAGAATCTATTGGCGAGGTTTAGAGGTGAGCTTAACCTCGCGTCCGCCTCATCATTGTCGACTAACATAATTGGTCTCTCCCAGGATACACTTTCGCTCTGGCCCTTCTAGGCTGAAACCATTCTAGCGCGGCGCTTGGCCGAATGCAAGCTTTTTCTTTTACCCTGCCCCATTCCTGGAATAGGCATCCTTGCCCCCTAGGGCGCGAAATTTGGCGTCGGCGAGGCCCACCTAGCCCCTTCCCCTACCCTACCTTTTATAAGCCCCCACACACCGCCCCACCGCCCCCTTCGCCCCTTCTTCACCCCCAGCGCATTATACGCTTATCCTCCCTTATACTTGCGAAGCAATGTATAATATATTAGTTCAAGGGATGAAGCATTATTCCATGAATGGTTACGTATCCTCCCTTATACTTGCGAAGCCACTTGCGAAAGTTGCGTGTTGCGTGTTGCGAAAGTTGAGAAAGTTGCGAAAGTTTCGAAAGTTTCGAAAGTTGCGTGAGGTTGATCACCGCTCGCTACGCTCGCGTGGGGGCGGATCTGACAGGGGGGACCCTTCGTGGGGGCCGCTACCCCACCTCCTAAGTAAGTAAGTACTTACTTACATACGAAGATCTTCGTAGGCGAAGAAAAGGCGAATGTAAGTAAGTACTTACTTACTTATCTACGAAGATCTTCGTATATTGCAATCTGCAATATTCATATTGCAATGCAGTTTTTTCAGCACTCAATTTGCAATATTGCAATCTGAAATAATCGCAAATTGCAAAACTATCAAGCGGTCGAAAGATACCCGTAACTATAAGATAATCCCAATAACGGACATACCCCTAGAACGCACAGAAACGCGCTAGGACGAGCCGCAAGAGGAAACTGACACTGGGATACCAACCACTCCGCTGCAGCGCGTTACGCGCGATTGGCCGTATAATTGCTTATACGCGACTCTTCCGAATCCTAAAAAGTAGCACAAGAACTGAATTAACCAAATTAGTTCCAAAACTTTCGTCTCCTTTGACTCCTTCGGCTCTTTTGTTTCAACGGCTCAAGTTTGGTGCGAGAATTGCAACCTAATTCTGCGAACTCTCCCACTAACGAGGGCTCAGTCGCATGACTTTAACTGCTATCTATAACGCGACCCTTGCGTGAGTAGGGTAACGTGCGTAGTTACGAACCGGCTAGACTTGTATGGCCCATAGTGAGCGGAGAACCCGCAGTGACCAGGGAAATACAGCAAGTGCAATTACCCGTGGCATAACTCGCAATAATCGCTATACCGCACAAGGTTCTTAGCGATCCACGCCTATTGACGCAGCTTAGCGGCATTGGGTACCTTGGTTCTCCGTAGTCATACAGCTACGAGCCAGAACCTAAGGGCGCATTTTCAAGTCGCTTAATCACATCTCCCAACCCGCACTAGCTACGCTGGCTAAAGAATAGGCCGCGTTTGCCTTACTAACGCGTAATCAAGTAAGGTATTTCATGAGCGAGTCTAGCTAACGAAACAAGCGCTACAAGATTCTACGGAATCTTTGCTATCGAGTAACTAGCCGGACTTCGCTCATGGATTTTCTTAGAATTCAATGGAGGTTATCATGGATAACAATTTAATCGCCGCAATAGAGATTCTAGAGAACCTATTCTTCAAAACTAGAGTAGGTAGTAATGGTTACTACAAGCTACTAAGCGCGTGTGACTATCTCCTCTCTACAATGGACGACAAAGATTTTGAAAGCTATTGTGACAATCACTTGAATCAAGAGTTACTCGAACTATTCAGTGAGTAAACTCATGCAGGGTAACCTGCATTGAATTCTATGAATTCAGTTCCAAATCCAAATTAACGAATAAGAGGTTTAAGACTATGAATT